AATTTCACCGATCTTTGCCGTGGTCCTCACTTGATGAACACTGGCCTTATCAAGTCCACGAATTTTTTCATTGAATGACATCTATTCCTCCAATTCCCTGATCTTTTCCAGATACATATAGTATTCCGTCTCATTCCGGTCAATATATTCCACAGAATAGAGTGTTTTCCCGATCACAGCGAAGCATCCACTGTGTAATCCTTTCTCCGTCCGTGGTCTCTGTGTCCTGATCTTGAGTGACAGACTGAAACTGTTCTGATCAGCAAATTCCTGATCCTGCTGCCGTCTGGATGTTTCCCCATATGCCAGTCTGATCAGGAAATCCAGATCATCCAAACTCTGAACGTTTGTATTTCTGGTCAGTGTCTCTTTTTTTCGCTGGTAGATCCCGACATAGCCGTCATGATACTTCGCTTTTTTTCTGTTCATTTGCTGCCACCTCATTCCTTCTTCTGACCTTAAGAATGTCGCTCAGATAATTCTTTTCGAACTCATCCGGCACGTCGTTCCAACAATACAGGCAATAATTCTCAAACAACATTTTTGCCGTTCCCGGGCGCAGGAATGCATCCGGGTATGGTTCCCCGGACATTCCAAGCAGGTCATGCATGTGCACTATGGCATCTTCCGTAATGGAAGTAATACGCTCATCTGTATCTTTATCACTCCATGTAATCTTGCAGATATTCCGCACATTGTATTCAAGATCTGAATTTGTCATTTCCTACCCCTTAAGCTGTGACGGTTTCGTTTCTGACTGTGATATAAGCCGGATCCAGTTCAGAAATATCCAGAAGCACCGCAACTGTGTTGTCCCACGCTTTACCGGTTCCATGCAGTTTGATCTTGTATGTTCTCTGGTCTTCAAGGAATTTATAAGAATCGTCATACTCAATGACACCGTCTTTATTGGTTCCAAGCCCAAGGAAATATTCCTCTGGCAGACACAGGATAGCTTCACCGGTTTCTACTTCATTACTGATTACCGGATCCGTTGGAAACGGGAAGATATCTTTTGTGTAAGTACCTGCTGCATTCAGTACAGTAGTTGCCGGCATAACTTTCTGTAAATAATCTTTCATGTTGCAGATCAGTGTCACAGATGTAAAGTTACGCATACCGCCATTTTCTGTCTCTACCAGCTGAGAGATTACATTGCCATACTCTTTCGGCTCAAAACTTTTCAGTTTTACTGCTGTTTTCTTTGCATATCCAGAGCTTGGATTCATGCTTGTTGATTTTCCGATGTTTCGGTCAAGACCAATCGGGCAGTTTAACCCATTACCGTCAACGATTGCTTTCTCCAGAGAGATCGCAATGGATTCTTTCAGGATGGTGCGGATATAGTTATCCAGGAATGCCGGTCCCAGATCTAACATATCCTTTGGAATCACGGTGTAGGCGGTCAGTTTATAAAGTGTCAGTGATACTTCACGGAAGCTGGATTCCAGTTTCTTGGTAATTTCCCCGTTGATTGGTCCCCACACTGCAGTCTGTTTGGTATGATCGTTCAGAATCCATCTGGTGAGGTATTTCACGTCCTGGAAGTTGATCTTGCTCAGGAGTGCATGTTCCTGTGTCAGTTCGCGGAACACATCTTCAATGATGGTTTCCGGCATTGCCCCTTCTGTGCTGAGGAGTGAAGTGAACTCCTGTCTTGGATCTGCTGCTTTTCCCGCTGTGATCATCTTCTGGTAGAACTCTGTCTCTGCCCCTGTCAGCTGACGGTAGCCTCGCTGTGCCAGTGCTGCCCTGTCGCCTGCTGCCATTTCGTAATCCGCTTTGACGGATTCCACTACGGACTCATGAAACTGCTCCCATGCCTGTTTTACGGCATTTTCATCTCCGGACTTCATAGCCGCCTGTAATGCCACAATTGCTTCTTTCTGTCTTGTTCTGTTTGGATTTCCTAACATTTTTGTCCTCCTGCTTTATGAAAAAATATTAAAAAATGCATCCATCATGGACGCATCTTCTGGATCATCTTTTTGGTTTTCTCCGACCAGTTCCTCAAATTCTTTTAATGTGTCGGAAAAATCATCTTTCTGGAACTTTTCTCTCATCTTCCGGATGTTCTGCAACGGTTCATCCGGTACGATTAGCGGATCATCTGCTTCACGACCGGCAATTTCATCAATGAAACCATATTCCAGTGCCTTATCCGGTGTCAGGATGGTTTCTTTTTCCATCATCTGTTTCAGTTCATCCTCTGTGATATTTTTCGCGCGCTGCATAAACAATGCACGTGATGATTTCATCATTTCATCCAGCTTGTCCGCTTCTGCACGAAGCTCTGCGGCATTTCCTGCCGTGCATACCCACATTTCATGAATCAGTGCACTGGTTCCCTCGCCCATGACACGCTTATCACAAGCCTGTAGGATCACAAATGCGATGCTGTGTGCTACACCGTCCACATAGCCTGTCTTGTGTGCTCCATGCCGTTTCAACTGGTTGTAGATCGCGGTGCCTTCCTTGACGCTGCCGCCGTTAGAATTGATGTACAGACAAATTTCATCCGTTTCCGGAATCTGCGCCAGTTCTTCCTGGAAATGCTTTGCACTGGTTTCTGAGTCATCTCTGGTCCATGTTTCCCAGTTCCAGTCGCCTTTTTCCTCAATGTCATCATACAGGTAGATGTTGTGCACATTCCCCTGTGTGTTGAACATGTAGTACAGTTTTGGGAGTTTTCCCATCACTCAGTCCCTCCTTCTGCCGGTTTTGCCTGATCTTCCACCCGGCTGTAGTTATTTGTCATCCAATGTTGTCGGCTCCATGCTTCGTTTAATGGCATTAATCCGTTTTCCTCACGGACTTCATCAATGCACATCACTCCTGAAGCAATCAACTTATCACTGCTGGTTGCCATATCGAACAGATCACGGTGTTTTACCTTGCCTGTATAGCACTGGTAATAATTTCCCCGCAGGTATTCCTCTTTTGTTGCACGCTTATTTAACACTGCGGTGATCGCATCCGCAAATGGATCTACTGCAAATGTCAGGAACACATCCCCGATGTCTTTCACGTTGGTTACCTGCCCCGTCATCAGCGATTGCGGAATTTTGAATGCCTGCCCCACGATGTTGAAAATATCTTCGCGTAGTTTGATCAGATCGGAACTGTCCTTTGCGGATTTGTTTCCTGATTCCTCTTTCAGTTCTTCGCCGTCATATTCAACATAAGTCGCATACTCGTTTTGCATGTACGCTTTGATATTATCAGCAATCATTTCCTGATATTCGTCCGCAAATTCTGTATCACCGCTTTTTGCTCCTGATATTTTTAATTTAAACTTTCGCCCGTTCGTGTCTCTAAATGCCCGCGCCGCAGTTTCAAGAAGCTTCCCATACTCCGCATATAATCCATTGATTACACTGCAGATATTCTCGTCTTCCATTTTAAACAGATACACTTCTTCCGCCCGGAAAATACGATCCATCTGGAAACCGCCATCGAGTACCACCCCGTCATACAAGTTTCCAAGAATTGGACGTTCCTGTCGGATGTGAAAGCTCTCTGCGCAATGCAGTTCTCCATTGATTTCCACAACCAGTGCGCCCTCTGGGTTTCGTATCATCTTATTGATCACACGGTGCCAGAACAGTGTGCTGTTCTCATTTTTGTTTGGTGCCACATTTAATGTAAAATAATCCTCATTGATTACCGGACGGTTATTAGAAAACACCCGGAACTCACTCAGGCTAATCGCATTGGCAATCAATGATGCCGCCGTATAAATGGCAGCCTCCCGGAAATAAATCTGTTCCGGTACTTCAATGGCTATCGTTTCCGAAGATCCGATTTTTACTTTTCCTAAGAATTTTCCCAGGAAATCAAATACTTTCAATTCACATTCCCCCTTCTGATCAGCAGATAGTTCTTAATCTTCCACCAATCTTTACACGCACTTTTATCTTGTCTTCCTGCGTCATGGCTGCTGCAAATGCCATAAAACCGTCTGTTTTTCTACTTTTCGGTTCTATTTTTTCATAGTTTATATTTCCTTTTGAATCCAATCTGGCTTTTACATTCCATGTGAACCATCGCATGATCGTACTTTTCCCCCATGCGATTAGCTGACGTGAAAATACATAGCCAATTGTGACTGCTGCTTTCATCAGATCAGAAGGGCGAACCAGTTTGACTTTTCCATTTTCCGGTGAAAACCCGATATCTTTTAATACATCTGCCAAAAATCCATAACGGAAGTTATCCACTGCAATCGCTTCGATAGTGTATTTTCTTCCCTGCTCTGCAAACCATCCGGTAATCAGACGCGGATCTATCTCCGTTTCTTTGACCATTGTCAGTACACCATCTTCCTCCGCCTGTTTCAACGGATATTTGATGCTCGGCAGATCCCTTGATTTCTTACATACCCACACATGGTAGATCCAGAATCGTTTTTCGCCTTCCTTAAAAAGGATTCCTGCTACTACAAAGTCATTGATCTTTGCAAAGTCAATTCCGCCAACGCAACTGTGACCACGCAGCGCATCCTCATCAATCTCATGTGTGGCAGCAACCAAATTTTCCCAGTCAGTTACGCAATATTCTGTTTCTCCTTTGGGTCTGTTCATCCGTTTTGTCAGAAATGCAGAATTATTCGCCGGATCGCGCTTATAATCTTCATATTCACGTTGCATTTCATGCAACAATGTCGGAAAATACTGCAACGACGGATTTGCCATATACCAGTTTTTTTCATCTTTTACTTCTTCCTCTGCATTTTCTCCCAACCTGCAAATAAATGGGATTTCACCGTTATCAGTCAGACGTCCATGCAAAATATCTATCATGTCTGCCAGCTTTTTATCCAGAGGACCGTCTCTGACATCTCCATTTGTTGTGATAATCGTTTTTCGCGGATGTGCTATCTTGCCCAGTCCGGTAGTCGCTACGTCAATCAGTTTGTAATCCGGATATGCGTGATATTCGTCAAAATCCACTTTTCCCGGTCGACCTCCGTCTTTTGTCCCCGGTGCTTTTGTATGATATCTGAGCACCGATCTGGTTCTCAGATTTGTAATTTCCTCCAGATTCCATTTAAAATAATTTTTGAAATACAAACTATTTGATTCCAGAATCTCGTAAATATCCTTGAATGTAGCTTTTGCCTGTTTTTCTGATGTCGCAAACATGTCAATGTCATAATGCATGACACCGTTTACCGGAGTCAGCAGACAAAAATTTTCAAACGCAAGGTACCCGTTTTTTCCCGCACCACGTCCAACTAAAATAAACAAATTTGGGAAACGCAGTTCTCCGTCCGATCTGTAGGTGCAGTTGTGCAACGCAAAGCAAAATTTTTCCCATAATACTAATTTGTACGGGAAATACTTTTGCATGCCAAGATATCTTTGCAGCTGTTCCTCATCTACATAGATATCTTCTTCCCGGAATACTTTTTCGACAAAATCACACAGTAAAAGCTGTTCTTCGCAGACACGGTATTTTCCACTTCTGACGTATGTAATGTATTCATCTATTTCCTTACAGATCATCATTCATCACATCTTCTCCGGTTGGTGCATCCGTGGTCAGTCCCATTTCTTTCAGGATTGACAGCATCTGCTTCTCTACCGCAACCAGATCTTTGATGGATTGGTTCTGTTTCATGATAGAAACACCCGATGCTGACAGTGTTTTGTACGAAACTCCACGTGTTTTGATATCTTTTTGCAGCATTTTTTTCGTGTCATACAGCTGGAGATAGTCATAAATCAGATCCTGAAAATGAGCAACATTTGCATTTTTCGCTTCCAACTGTTTGATCAGAGATTCCTTTATTTTCGGCTTTGACGGGGCACGCGTTGTCTTTTTCTTTTCAGTCGGTGCTCTGGTTTTTTTCAAGATTTTCTCCTCCAACTTTTTTTATTTTTTATCACGCGCGAACGCGCCCGGTTTAGTCGTGCCCTTCTTCCGTTGTAAGCCCTTCCCCAAATTTAAGGGTATAGGGGGTACGGGGGGCTTACCACCGTTCCTCGTTCACCTGTTTTTTCTTTCTGTTCCCAAATCTGCCGTGTATTTCATCATGACAGCGGTGGCACAGTGGCAACAGGTTCGGATGTTCTACTCCGTGATAGACGTATGTCCTGCTCAGTGCCAGCTCTGGATGTGACCGGACGTATTGAACATGATGAACTTCGTCCACTGGTCTGATGATTCCTTTCTGTTTGCATTTCACACATTCGTTGTGTGCTTCGCGAACCACCTGCTGGCGAAGTTCCAGCCACTCCTTGCTTTTATAGAATTGGTACAGTTTATTCTCCTGTATCAATTCGCGGATCCATGCAGTCAATTCATTCTGTGTCATGTCTTTCCCACCGCCACATGTATCGTCCGGATGATTTCTTCTCCTGCAATCTGAAAATAAAAGCGAATCTCATGGAGTCCTGTAGTCTGTGCTTTCATCACACAGGACAGAACATGATCATCTATTTCACATGTTCCCTCTGCTTCTTTTTCATTAGTATCACAATTCCAGACTTCATACCTAGCACTGGTAATTTCAAAGGGCAGATTATCCTCGGATTTTACGGACAGATACAGTTTTCTTTTCTCACCCTGATACATTCTCAGTATTGCCAACAGATGTCACGCTCCCCTCCAGTTTTTCCAGTATAACCTTAAAATCTCTCATGCTTCCCTGTGCTGAATAGTCCAGCATTTTTATTTCATACCGGAGTTTTTCCAAATCAACCGTGTACAGGATTGTTGCCATGTATGCCTGATTACCAGCTTCATCCACAGCATAAAGAGCGACGATATACTCGCCGCTCTCCATAAATGGGACTGTTACCTTCCAGATGTTTCCATCTGTTTTGTCGAAGATAATCTTGCTGGATCCAAGCGTGCCCCATACCTGTGTGATCATTTAGTCGCTGACCTCTACAGCAATGATGTAGGTCTTGCCTGCATCTACCGGGTTCGGTGTCATTGTTACAGACTTGATAACCGGTGCCTTTGTATCCAGAGTTACGGTTCTTGTTACAGTTGTGGTCTTTCCAGCTTTGTCCTTCGCAATGATCGTAATAGTATTGCTTCCCTCTGTCAGTGTTACATCCTTGCTGAAAGAGCCACCTGTTCCGACTGTTACAGCTGTACCATTGACAGTTACTGTTACCGGTTTGCTTGTAGCATCGTCTGTAGTACCTGTTACAGTTACTGTAGATTTGTTTGTTACAAGTCCTGCTACCGGTGCAGAAATGGATAATGTCGGCGGAATTGTGTCGACAGTAAATGTTACAGATTTCTGTGTTGCTGCATTTCCATCATAATCACTTGCAGTTGCAATGATGGTGTGTTCTCCATCTGTCAGTGCAGTTGCCGGAGTATAGCTGCATGTATATCCGCCTGTAACTGCTGTCTTTGTGATCTTGGACGCATCCACCGCAACATTGTCTACTTTCAGCGCAATAGTTGACGGGTTTACTCCAGAATCATCATCTGTGATCTTCCATGTGATAGCCGGTGTACTGTTAGCCAGATACTGTCCTGCTGTCGGTGATGTAATTGTGATCACTGGTGCAACTTTCTCTTTAACCTTTAACTGTAAGCTGCTACCAAGCGTGCTGTCTGTTGCACCCTTTGTGGTGGTGTTCCCCGCTTCATCTGTTGCTTTTACTGTAACGGGATAATAATGTCCCGCCAGAGTATAACTGGACTTAGCTGGTGCGGTTGTTGTCGCTTCCCATTTGCCACTGGTCGAATTATAAGTCAGTGTGATTGACTGACCATTAACGACCGCCTGTACTGTTTTTACACTCATACTTTGATCTCCTTTTCTTTTTGGTGTGTAATCATATGGGTAGTTATATGGATAATCCAGTCCGTATGCTCTATTCGCTATCGTGACTCGGATCACATAACTCTTATTTACCTGAACCGGACTCGGACTTATTTCTGCTTGTGAAATTGTGATCAGTCTGCTCTCTGCCATGTTCCTCTCCTCCGGATCCCGTTTTTTTGCATAAAGAAAAGACAGCAGGTAAATCCTGCTGCCTAATCAATGCTAAATTCTGCTATTTATTATTTTCTATAAATTCTTTCATCATGTTCGTTAATTGAACACCCATTGCAATTCCTTTTTCCTTGCATGCTACTTGGAACTCCTCTGCCACTTTCTTATTAACCTTATAGGTTTTTGAGATCATGCCAGCTTTTTCATCCCATCGATCCTGTGGTCTTTTCTTTTTTTCTTCCATGATTTACCGCTTCCTTTTCATTAATCTTCCAATTACGTCCACTAACATATATGCACCTGCACACATAAGTATCACAGAAGCATATATATTTCTTCCGGAAGCTATGAAAATAATCCATGCGGCAATTACAAATAATACATTAAACTTTGTACTTTTCATATATTTCAAGATGAGTTATAATTGATAAAAGGTTCGGGGCTTTCGCCCCTTACCTTACTTGAGAGCCTGTATAAAACTTGCAAGTCCTGCTAAGAACGTTCCTAAGGCTATTAGCAGTTCTATCACAAGTTTTATCAGGTTCTTTTTCTTTTTGCGTTTCCGCTTCTTACTCATCCTTATCTCACCTCCTGAATATACTATATCATATACGTGTACGTATGTCAATAGTTTTCAGAAGAATTTATAAAAAAGACAGTCTTTTTCTGACTGCCTTTTCCGGAGAAATTTTATGAAAATTGTAGTCCCATGTCCTTTCTGACATATACATTAAAACATATTTTTACCGGACATGAGCGGACATTTACTCATTTTTTTCTAAAAATCTATCATGTTTTTTTCTGCAGTTATCGTCCGTATATTTAACTTTTCTCTTCGGATGCATCTCATTCATTTTCTGGGCTACCTGGTACCATGTCAGATCATCTATGTAGTAGAGTTCGAACATCTTACGCAGTTCACTCTTTTCAATACTGTTGATGTATTCTTCTGCTTCATTCATCAGCTCCAGAAGTTTTGCTTCACGCTCCTGCAACAAGGCACGTCTGGCATCCAATGCAGAATGCTTTCTTTGCAGGATTCCATCCGGTACTCCACTGATTTTTACGGTACCAAGAGATTTTTTTCCTTTCTTTCCGCAGCTTACCGAATCCGTGACGATACTATCTTCCAGCTTGCCTATTTCTCTTTCCAATTTCTGGATTCTTTTTCTCAGATCTTTTATTTCTTCTTTCATATCTGCATACTCAGCCAGAATCATCTTCTCCAACGGCATCGCCTCCCTTATTCCTCTCTTGCAGTTCTGCCCTGCTGCCACTTATCTGTATCTCACCTCTTAGCTGCTGCCATCTAAGATATGACAGGCTCCATTCAGGATTGCCACCCATGGATGCAAGGTAATCAATGATTGTCATTCATTTTTGATTACAATAATCGATAAACGCTTCTATTGTTTCATCTGCCTTACATCTTGTGTAGAATCTCTTTTTTCCATTCTTTTTTCTCCACAACGGTAACTTGTGCATTTTCCGCTGGTTATTTGTTGCCAACATAGGCTTCATTTTAATCTTTTGTCCGCACTCATTTTCGTTCATCATTATTCACCGTCCTCTGCCAGTTTTGCATATTTCCAGTTCATAGTTCGTGTAGTCTTGTTCTCCGCACTCCATGAATTAGATCCATCACTCCACGCATATACCCAACCTTTTTCATATCTTGCAAAATATCTGCGAAACCATTTATCACTTTCTTTATCTCTAACCAGAATCGGTGTATCAACTGGTACTTTGCTCCAGTCAATTTGTGGTTCGACATATTCTGATTCGCACCATTCTTTACATGCATCGTCACACCTGCTACCCTTTTTTAATCTAAGATAGCAGTATTGGCATGAAATGTCTGGGCACGGAACCGGCTCCATAACATTTTTTTGACTGCAATACGTGTTCCGCTACAGGCAATATCTAAAATCTGTTCCGCATATTTTTCTCTATTTGTCATTTTTTTCCACCTTTCTTTACTATCTCAATCGCATTATCCAGTGCCTTGCATACTTTCTCATAAGCCACATCAAGTGTTTTATCGCCAGTATTGGCAATCGTCATAAAATACTGCATTCTGAGTTGTTCTATCCGTTCGACAACCTTGTCTGCGTCATAAGCTGTTGGTATGTCTTGATGTTTTACCTTATCTGAAAATGATTCTATTACTTTCACTTCCAATTCATCATGTGGACGGATGATTGCACATCCTCGTAACTTTTCAATATCAATTAATCTCATTTTTATCACTCTCCTTTGGTGGTTCCGGCAAAGGCATCCAATGCGTAACTTTCCAGAATGTCCTGCTGCCTTTTAATTCCCAGTATCCTAGCTTTTTATAGAATTTTGCAAATGTTACATGTTTTAAATCCTGTTCTTTGCAACATACTATGTAAGTGCCGGATGATTCCGGTACTCTATCATCGGCAGAAATCCACCACTCTGTATCATAAGCTGTCGGCTGTTCATCTATAATCGATACAATACCGCAATACACTTCTTTCAACTCATCAACGCACAGGTCATATGATTCCTCTGTCTTTTTATGCAGTTCCCAAATTTTTGAGATCAAAGCATCGGCATCAATTAATCTCATTTCACATCACTCCAATCCAATTTCTGCCCGCACTCATTGCAATAATTACATTTTCTCTGATCGTGATGCTTATCCTGCGTTGCATTGTATCTTTGCCCTACAAACCATCCGCACACAGGACAACACCAGTCCTGCCATTTTTCAAACTTCCACTCATGTGGTTGGTCGCCTTTGTTGCAATGTATAATGGACTTTCCTGTTTTTAAGACTGGCTTCATTGCCACATCTCTGGAATCCCCATCCACAAACCGCCGTATCTCTTTCACTTCCTGTTGCAGCTGTTCATCAGTCTTTTTCATGATTCACATACCCCATTCTACCAATGATGCCTGTATTCTTCAGATAATCGTAATAATCCTGCGCCACTTCTTCGCTGACGTTAAACTCTTTTCGGATTCTTCCAATCGTTACACGTTTCTGAGCCTTCGCCCAGTTCTCTAATTTTACAGATTTGATAATCATCATCTATTCCTCTCTCCTGTATATTTCTGGCAGTGGCATCCATGCGTTGACAAATACTCCAAACGATGCATAGCTGTAATCATGGTCTTCCGGATAAAATGCTCCGGATTCATCATCTTCTGTCTCATATCTACCAATATCTGGTAATGTAAGCCCCTCATTTTCAAACGATACCAGAACGTATTCGCCTGGTTCCGGGAGTTCCTCATTGATATCATGCCATCTGTTTTTCAACACTTTAATCAATGCTGCAATAATCGTATAATCCAACGGACTAATGCTTTTCGGTTTTTTTGCTTGTCTAATTTGCAATTTTAACAGCTCGCTTTTTAATGCACTGGTGACTTTTAACGGTTCCAAAGGGTTCTTTATGTCGTCCAGATACTGCGCGTTGCATGCTCTGGCTGTCCGCATTGCTTCCATACACTCATCCGGTGTTCCAATATCTTCATATGCTCCCAGTTTCTGAATTACCATGAAGGTAATTTCAAAAAACAGTTCGTATGTTTTGTATGGGCTTATAATGGCATCATTTCTGCTTTTTAAGCTGTATCTTGCCGGTGAGAACGCTTCCCCGGCATCCTTTGTCAAACGTTTGTTCATAAAATCATTATTTTTCATTCCCTACTTTCCTTTCCACCTTGTCTTAATTCATCCAAGATTTATCCAATCACAACCTTGACACCTGTTTCTCCTTTATACGTCCACTTATCCCACATCCTTATATGTCCCTCTGTTGCCTCGGTTACATTTCCATAATGCATATCATCCAGTTCTTCCCAGTTTTTTACTTCTCCGTTCTGATCACATCTAAACACCATTGTTTCCATACCAGCTTCAAATGTATTACAGGTATCTATTCGAACATATTGACCTGTTTTATCTTTTTCAACCGTTATCACCTGTTTGCCATTCTCTAGTGCTATCCATATTTCCATGTATAACGGTGCTAATTCTTCTGCAAACGTTGGATATCTTCGTGTCAGAATCTGACACATTTTTTCTATCGTCATTTTTCTGGTCTTGTTTTTTGCGCAATCTCTTTTCATCGGTATGCCATGCATCTTGCGCCAGTTGTTATTCTGGAGCTGTGCTACAGTAGGTACAACCTGTCTATCTGGTTTTTTCACCTGCACAACCGCAGGTGATGTGCTGCTTCTATCCGGTTCAGTTTTCCCGCTCTGTTCTTTCGCGTTTTCCAGATCTTCTGATTGTCTCTCTGGCTCTGTTTTTCTGATCTTCTTTACAATCTCATCAATAACCTGTTTCAATGACACTGTATCCCCTCCTCTCTGTGCTTTTATGAAAAAGGCAGTTCTTCATCTATCCCGTCCGGTATATTCATAAATCCATTCTCATCCGTGCTGACAGGTTTTGGTTCTGCTGCCTTATGGTTTTCTGCTGCCCCTTTACTTTCTGCAAATTCCACTTCTTCGATTACAACATCGGTAGTATATACTTTCACACCATCGCGGTTCGTGTAGCTTCCTGTCTGGATTCTTCCAGATATGGCGAACTTCGTTCCCTTAATGCCATATTTACTCAAAAATTCAGCTGTCTTTCCAAAAGCTACGCAAGACACGAAATCTGCCTGCTGTCCCTCTGGTTCTTTTTTGATTCGTCTATCTACTGCCAGCGTCATTCTTGCCACAGCAGTCTCACCAGAATACCGTACTTCCACATCTCTGGTAGTACGTCCCATTAATACAACCTTATTCATCCTTACCACTCCTTTTCCCGCGTCAATATTTCTTCGTATTTTTTCATCAGTTCGCTCAACCGGCGGACATCTTTCTTTGTGGCATTTCCGTTGGCATTAATCGTCATTTTTATCTCTATGATCTCATCAATAACGTTTGCCGCCTCGCGGAACCCTTTTGCCATTTCTGCCAGCCATACCATGTCCTTGTACATTTTTTCCACCTTTTACAATTACGTCCGAATCATTCCTTGAAAATTCCAGATCTATACCAGTCTCATTTCTGATCGTGCTGATCACATCATCCACGGTCAGATAATCCTTTTCTATACTGTCTGCCAGATCATTGATATAATCCCGGAATCTATTCATCCGTGTTGTTCCAAATCCGAACTTGTCCCTCAGCACCATTTCTGACAGTGCCGTCACTACTCCGGTAGCGTTCTGTTTAACTTTCAGCGTGAACTCATCCATTTCTTTCTGAGGAACCAGACACGGTGCCACTGTGCGACCTCTCCGTTTTATTTCCTGTTCAAGTCCCTCAATACCTTTTTCCTTTGCAATTTTCAGGGCATATTCCATGCCCTGTCTCCTTGCTATTTCTTCTCTGCTCAGTTTCATTTTGTCCCTTTCTATAACTGCCACACTTTTCTGATCTCGTTCACTTTTTCTCTAAATTTGTTAAACAGGTTTTCATATTCTTCTATCGCATCTTCTGATTCAATGTTTTCACTTTCATCTAATCTGCCAATTTCATCCATGATGTCTGCCAGTTCCCTGAATTTTTGTGCATATTCTTTTGCTTCGTTTTTTTCTGTTCCCACTCTGATTTCCACACTTTCTATCCTATTTTCATCAATTTTTCCGGTTCTCTGCTGCTGATCCGCGACACCATTCTCCTGTTTTTCAATTTCTACAGGCTTTTCTGGCTTCGTTTTCTCCATATTGTTCATATGTACCGGGACATCCGGTGTTTTTTCCTGTTCTTCGTTTTCTGTTTCTTGTGAAGGTTCTATCGTTTTCTCAGATTTCAGAATTGTATCATCTACTGGATCACATACCTCATTGATTGTCATCTGCCCTGTAATCTGTTCCGCTGCTGCCTTTTCTTCCTGCTGCCGTTTAACTTCTTTCACTTCTTTGAACGTCAACCCGTTCTCTTTGTACTGGTTCAACAGCACCTTCTGGCTTTCCTCCTGCAATCCGCTCAATTCATATGCAGCGGAAAATGTGAGATCACCGTTTTTCAGTTCTTCCGTGAACTCTGGAAGTAACCGCTTATTAATACTTTCGATCTGTGCAATCTTGGTCGCTGGCAGGTTCAGTATGTCGGAAATAACGTCCCGAAGCCTGCCACTATCAAGTTGATATCCCTGCAGAGGGATTTTATTCTTTTTCATGTACTGGAGCGTCTCTTTCAGTTTTTGTTCTTCCTCCAGAATATCCTTAACTGTCTTATTTCTGTATGCATTCGCCACAATGAGCTGCACCATTTCCTCATGTTCTTCCACTGGTGTCTTTACCTGGCACGAAGCAATCTCAAATTCCTTATATCCACGCTCCACAAGCAGGTTCAATGCTCTCCATCTTCGTTCCCCGGCAATGATCCGGTACTCTCCTCTATCGCATGGATCATGTACCACTGTCAGATTTTCCAGCAGACCTACTGCATAGATCTTCTGTGCCAGCTGTTCAACGTCCTGCATACTATAGAAATTTGCATCATTGCTATACATCTTTTTGATACTGATATCCCGAATCCGAAATCTGGCTTTTGGTCTTTCGTCAGTGACTGCTGCCTGTGTGTTCCTGTTCAACGCATCCATTGCATTCCATGCCATTTTTATCTCCGTCCTTTTCTTCTAAAATAAATTTAATCATCATCCCTGTTAGTCCATCCTGCACGATTGCCACTTTTTTCCATTTTCTCTTTTAACTTCAAATCTTGTTTCGTCTGGTTTAAGTGTCATTTCTATCTCCTTAAAAACTCTTTATCATCCAGTAAATTGCCAGTGGATAATAAACCATATTCAGAACTGTTTCTAATATCTGCCAAAACCGCCTATACTGTACACCGATTCCAAGATACATTTTTTTGGTTTCCTCCGGGCAACGCAAAACGCCATAAATGCACATCACTATTTGTAAAATGGATAAAATCAAGATATCCGTATGTTCTTTGAATTCCATCCCTATTTTTGTGTACACAACCATTTGAATAAGCCAAAAGACAAATCCAACACTCGTAGCTATAGCCCATGCATTCGCATTCTCTCTCTGGCTTTCTAGTTCTTTCATCTGTTCTTTTTGCTTTCTCTCAAATACTTTTTTTGAAAAATTAACAGGAATACCTTTAATGGTCCCTATGAATAAAATTATCAATACTGCAATTAATATGATTTTCATTTCTGTTTCCTCGTCTTTCTTACAATTCTTTTATCAATTCCTGGCACACTGCCCGGTAGTCTTTTGTAGCTGCGCAATTTCGTGAGAACGTTGGCAATGGTGCTCTCTCCATCGTTGATTTTTCTGCCACAACAGACCGGCGCACTGCTGTCTCAAAACATTCATAACTTTCCTTGTCTCTCATCCAGCTTTCTACCTGCAGCGTAGTTTTATTTTTCTGTTTCATCGTCAACAGTACCTTCATCCGGATATCCTCATTGAAGTCTCGGAAGGTTTCCAGCTGCTCGACCATGTTATTGATCGCACCGATTTCAAACCCGCCGATCTTAGCCGGAACAATTACCAGATCTGCTGCCGCCAGTACGTTCATCACTGTCATATCAAGCAGCAATCCGCAATCCACGATACAGTAATCGTATTCTGTCCGTACCTCATTCATAGCCGCTGAAAATCGCAAAATCTGGTCTTCCCGTTCTACCAGAAGCAGTTCCGCATTAGTACGCATCAGATACCCATTTGCTGGAATGATCTGTATGTTGGAATATGTTGTCTGTTGGATTAGTTCTTTCGTAGAGTATGCCCCTCCTGCTGCCTGATGTGCTTCCAGAAGTTCCGGCATTCCTAACCCCTCCGGATCATACACCCCATACAACATAGACACGTTCCCTTGTTGATCTGCATCAGCAATCAATACTCTATTTTTCATTTCTTCTCCCAGAATATAAGCGATCGCTGCCGATGTCATTGTCTTTCCAACTCCGCCTTTCTGGTTCATTACCGCAATAATCTTCATGATGATCTGCTCCTTTTTCATTTTTATATCAACATACCTTTAGCATCTTAATATTCTGTTCTTTCTTTTTGTTCATCCAATGTCGCAGGTCTTCTGCTGCCAAAGCGTAGCACCTTGCTTCACTGGTATTTTCCACCTTTATAATCAACTGCTTGTCTTTTCCTTCGCCCTGCCAGATCCGGATAGAGCTATCGTGGAATAATGATGTCCTGCATGATGCTGTCAGTCCATACTTTTTCTGTGCTGGCAGGAACAGATCATAGAAACGATGCATCTCCTTACGTATCTGTTCAGGATCTTCCATGTTTTTGTATTCCATAACTACCTCCATTTAGGTTGTGTGACTGTTCCCTCTTTCCAGATGCTGTTATTCGCTTCTTTCATTTTCTGATATGGCATCAGTTTCACCGGTTCTGCAATTGGTGATAATTTCAGTTCTGTAGCCTTTGGCAGACTACAGTATTCCGTAAGTACCTGAATTGCATCCTCCGCTGTATAGCAGGTAGCAACATAGTGTCCTGCTTCTGCCATATCCTTCAAAAATTCCTTCTGTGATTCCTGATGCCGTCCCTGTCCGTATTTCATCTCGATATACAGACCGCAATACTTCCCTTTTGGATACGGAAGGCACAGATCAGACACACCGGCTTTTACTCCCATCTGCTTGAGTTTCACCGCTTCCTGCTTGTTTCTCCTGCCACCGTTTGGAACATGATGCAGCCATTTCAGTTCCGGATATTGTGCAGCGTTATAAATCGCCCAATAGACGACTGCAATCTGCTCCGTATCTTCTGACCTCTTTGCATTTTTTAGATTCATTCTCGCTTCACCTCTTTAATCCTCTGCTCTGTATAACGCAGGTATGACATTCCTGTGAATTTATTTTTTCCGGAAACGATAGATTCTTTCACGATATAAAACCCCGGTGTTGGTTTCGGTCCGTCCTCCAGGAGCTTTCTCATCGTCCACCGGAAAAATGTCTTTCTCTCCGGTTTTGGTCTGATCAGGTTTCTAGACGGATGATATGCCTTCACCTGTTCTGCAGCTTCATGTTCTTTCTGTTCTTCCGGAACCGGTTTTGCAATGTACTCAGCCAGATCTTTATACCCACCCGCTTCTCTGATCGGTGTGAAATGTGTAAATCCCTCCGTCCAGCACTCGGTGATCAGTACATCAGTCCCTTTCGAACAAGATGTTCGATTCACCAGAATATGTACATGGATACCTCCACGTTTCCCGATTTCTATCCGATAGATGTATTTCAGCTCATTCCCAATCTTTCTGTATCGATACCGGAGTTTTCCAAGGAAGCTGTTCATGTCTTTTCTGACTTCTTCATATGGTTTTCTGGTTCCCTTTGGATATTTCAACGTTACCCATAGATCAGATGGGTAGAAATTCGCTTTGATGAGTCTCCTGATCCGGTTCTCCTTATTGATCTGGTTCTGTTTTGCCACCTGTTCCGGAGTTGCTTTCTGGCGTTTGGCTCTCTTTTCACCCTTTGCCCCATACTTCCCGGCATACTTACATTCAGTTTCTATTGAATTTAAAAAAACCCATCTTTCCTGGTTATACATGTCTATTTCCCTAACTTTAATATACTTATACTGGTACGAATGCCGGTTTTACCCGGCTTGTCCCGAAAAAAGGTTTTTTAATGTCCGGGCAGGATATTCCTGACCGGACCACATACTTCCACCGCCCTGTAATCGGACGCTTGTTATATTTTAAGGTTTATTTTTATGAGGAATTTCAAAACGTATCTGTTTATAATGTCGTAGTAGTCTGCAGTTGCTGTTAAGCGTCCGACTACAGGACGGTGGAAAATATTCAGTTATTTATGTATTTTTGGATAAAATCCCATTTGACTGAAACGTATTCCATTGCAGGTTACTTCTTTAAAATACACATGATCTTTGCTCACAATTTTCACAGGTCGTTTTAATGCTGCCGCAATGATCTCAATCCCGCTTTTAACCATGATGATAGTGCAAAGCTGTAAGCGACCTTTATCTTCATCAATGTGTTTCAGTCTGTATAACCCGGTAAGTATCTGGTTACACTGTTCTTCAATATACTTTAATTTTGCTTTTTCCATTTACTTTTTCATCTCCTTGTACTTTTTTCCGTGAGATCGATCTGCAATTTTGCAACTTCAACTGCCGCTCTGTATACAAGTGCATGTTTTGTATCTTTATGTGTCTGTGTTACCTTTTCGAGAAATTTATCAATTTTTCCAAGAAAACAACCACATTTCACAGTAATTTCATTGTCCTTATCCCTAAAGAATGTAGTAAAATCATTTCTACTGCCAATAGCACCAATCACTAAAACGTGGTCAGCAGAAAAGGCCTTGGCATTACCGCAAACCTTGGCATTACCGCAAACCTTGGCATCACCGTAAACCCAAGCATTATCGCAAACCAAAGCATTATCGTAAACCTTGGCATCACCGTAAACCCAAGCATTATCGCAAACCAAAGCATTATCGCAAACCTTGGCATTACCGTAAACCTTGGCATTACCGTAAACCAAAGCATTATCGTAAACCTTGGCATTACCGCAAACCTTGGCATTACCGTAAACCAAAGCATTATCGTAAACCTTGGCATTACCGCAAACCCAAGCATTATCGCAAACCCAAGCATTTTCTTCATGTGAAAGATTTTCTTCTTTCTCAATCCAACCGCCAAGATCACCGACTTTTACAAGTCCGAACTCAACAACGGCTTTGATTCTGTGTAACGTAACTGTTCCAAATGGTAAGTCGATTGTCTTTGTTTCTCCTGTAAATTTGTACTTTTCCATTTACTTTTCACTCCTCGTCTGATATACTCCAGACATAGGTTTTATACCTATGTCATTAGTGTGAGAGCGTGTGATTGTCGAAGGTTTCACGCTCTTTTAATTTGTTCAAAATTACCCCTGCACCGGCGATTGTCAGACCAACAGCCGTAATTTTGAATGCCAGTATAAATCCTGCATCACCTTCTGAATTTAATCCCATTCCTCCAAAGACTGTGATCAGACCGCCACAGGCAATCATCACTTTTGCAATTATTGATTTCACTTGTATTTCACCTCTTTCCTCATTTTGTCTGTTTCTTTTTTACATCCCATAAATGTCCGTATCTTTCTTTCACTGCCCTATAGTGGAGCACCACAAGTTTGTAATAAAAAAGAGAATTATTCCGTCTTTAATGTCAAAGTGTTGTATTGGATCGTGAGTTAGGTTGATGCCCCACTACAGGACAGTGAACCAGCACGGTCATTTATCCTGCGTTCTGAACAGTATCCAGTTTTCCAAGCATCAGCGACAAATCTAACGGTTTCTCTTTTTTAATTGCTTCGTTCAGATCATCTACCGTATAAATGCCAAGTTTCGCCAGTTCTTCTTCCATACGCTTTTTTCTTTCATCTGCCATGTCTATTGCTCCTTTCTTTTAATGTAAATGCGCCGGATGGGACTCGAACCCACGACTTGCCGCTTATGAGGCGGTTGCTCTAACCATCTGAACTACCAGCGCAGGAGCGGCTATTGCCGCTATTCATTTTCCACCAAAAGCCGTCCTTCTTTTATCAACTTATTGGCACATGACATCAATGCAAGCTCTGTACTCTGCATTCCTGCACCGTAACTTAAAATTTTCACTGTACTCTCTTTTCTCTACTGAACATCAACATCCGGAACAAGTCTTTCTGGATAAAATACCAATTCATAATGATATTTGTCCGTTCCTGTTGGCTCTGCCTGTTCCATCACATAACAGGTCCAATCATTCAGATAGATATAATCTTTGTAATACTGGTCTTTCCCAGTTTTAATCGTTACGACCAGTTCATTATCATCATTATTACTGAGAGACATATATCCTTCTGCCTGTAACATGATGGTATCTGTTCGGGCATTTGTTACTGTGATCCGGCGATATACATTAAATTCATTTGCATCTTTTGAAAGGTTGTAATTTACTACATCTGCTGTCGTGCATCCTGCTGCACCAATAACTGTGGATACGGCTAATGCAATTGCTATAATTCTTTTCTTCATCTTTTCTCCTGTTAAATTGCTTTTTTCGTTGTGTTCTCCTATAATTTATGTACAGGTTCCTGCCAGAGCCGAGTACAAAAGAAAGGAGTATGTTATGTATCAATCAAAAATCATTTTCAGTAACAACGATGAACTTGTCTTATCTTCTGATGATGTTTTGATAGGTGTCGAATTATGTCATGATGCCGATGAGCCATTTCCATCTATGAGTAAAACCGTCACATTAGAAAGTTCACATCACGATGGATTAAT